AACAATGGACTAGCTTAAAGAATTTAATTGAAGAATTACATAAGACTTATCCAAATGCAGAAGTAAAAGGACATAACGATTTTTCAGATAAACATTGTCCATCATTCGATGTGAATGAATATGCAAAGACAGAGTTCTTATGGGTAGAAGGCGACTTATTACCTGGTGATGAAGGTTATGAAGAGCCAGGAGAATAATTCAGAATTTGTAAGACACGAACCTTGTCCACAATGTAACTCAAGAGATAACCTAGCAAGGTACTCCGATGGACATGCTTACTGTTTTGGTTGTGAATATAGGGAACCATCAACAGGTGAAGTAAACGAATTTAATAATACAAAAATAAAATCAGATATGATTACAGGTCAAGTGCAGGCGTTATCAAAACGACAAATAGATTTTGATACTTGCAAATTTTTTAATTATCAAACTGGTGAATACAATGGTCAGCCAGTTCAGATAGCTCCATATTATAATTCTAATTATCAGGTCGTTGCTCAACACATTCGATTTCCAAACAAAGATTTTATTTGGTTAGGTGATATGGATGAAGTTGGTTTGTTCGGTCAGCACAAATGGAAGGGCAACCAAAAAATGATAACGATAACTGAAGGTGAAATAGATGCTATGTCTGTTTCAAAAGTACAAGGTAACAAGTGGCCAGTAGTTTCAGTTCCATCTGGTGCAAAGTCTGCAAAGAAATATATTAAAAAGAATTTAGAATATTTAGAAAGTTTTGAGAATGTAGTTTTTATGTTCGATAACGATGAAGCAGGTAATCAAGCTTCAATCGAATGTGCTCAATTGTTTACTCCTAAAAAAGCGTTAATATCCAAACTACCTTTAAAGGATGCCAACGAAATGTTGGTGTCCAATAGAGGTAAAGATATTATCAGCCATATATGGAACGCCAGACCTTACACACCAGAAGGGATTGTAGCTGGTACAGATACTTGGGATTTAGTTATTCAAGATGACAGTAAAGAGAGTACACCTTATCCATTCACAGGATTAAACAACAAATGTAAAGGTATTAGAAAAGGTGAAATAGTTTTATTAACTGCTGGAAGTGGTACAGGAAAATCACAAGTAGCAAGAGAATTGGCTTATGATTTAGTTATTAAAGATAAAACTGTTGGCTACATAGCATTAGAAGAAAGTGTAGCTAGAAGTATTAGAGGTCTAATATCAATAGACTTAAATCAAAAAATTCATGAAGAAGAAGTTAGAAAAAATATTGATGAAGAAACTTTAAAAGCTTCTTGGAATAAAATTAAAGACAAAACATTTTTTCACAAACACTTTGGTTCTACAGATAGTGAGAACCTAATGTCTAAAATTAGATTTTTAGTTAGAGGTTGTGATTGTGATTATATAGTTTTAGACCATATTAATATGGTTGTCTCTGGTCTGGAAGGGGATGAGAGAAAATTAATAGATTATACAATGACCAAGTTAAGAACTTTGGTTGAAGAATTAAACTTCGGTTTAATATTAATTTGTCATTTAAAAAGAATTGATAGTAAGTCTGGCCATGAAGAAGGAGCAATAACTTCTTTAAGTCATTTAAGAGGTAGCCATGCGCTTGCACAACTCACTGATATTTGTATTGGATTAGAACGAAATCAACAATCAGAAGAAACACAAGACTTATTAACAATAAGAGTGCTTAAGAATAGATACTCTGGTGATACAGGTGTTGCATGTGCGCTGCACTATAACAGGCAAACTGGAAGATTATCTGAAGGTGACTTTACAGATGTCTAAAGAAAAACAAATTGATGATGTTCTGCGTGAGTTCATTGAACAAGACAGTGATTTTAAAAACTTAGATGATGATGATAAAATCTATATGTATTCAACATTAAAGAAAATTTTAAAATTAATTCATTTAGTTATTAAGTATCCTAATGTGAACCCAATACTTTTTGTTCACACGCCAATAACTAAAAGAATTTTAGAAGACGCATTTTTTAATGTGGCTCCAGTAATACCAACAATCTTAAATATAAAAGTAGAAGTAATGCAGTAAAATTATGAGATTAATATTTGATTTAGAAACAAATGGTTTCTTATCAGATGCAACCAAAATACATTCAATTGTTATTAGAGATATAGATAGTCAAAAAGTCTATTCGTATCATGGTGATAAAATTGGTAAAGGTTTATACCTTTTAAGTGGTGCTAGCTTATTAGTTGGCCATAATATTTTAAAGTTCGACATACCAGTTATTAATAAATTATTTCCAGAATATAAAATTGAAGGTGAAGTGTTTGACACTTTACTGGTTAGTAGACTGATATGGACTAATAGAAAAGAACTAGACTTTCAAATGAAAGAACTACCATTGAATATGGCAGGAAGACATTCATTAGAAAGTTGGGGTTACAGACTTGGATTAAGAAAAGGTGAATTTGCTAAAACAAATAACTTTGATGAATGGTCTGAGGAAATGCAAAAGTATTGTGAATTAGATGTAGAAGTTACTTATGAATTTTGGAAATTAATTCAAAAGCAAAACTATTCTAAAGAGGCGATTAAGTTAGAGCACGACTTTGCCAGATGTATATATCTGCAAGAAGCACATGGATTTCATTTTGATGTGGCTTCTGCAAAGAAGCTGTATGCCTCACTTGCAAACAGAAGGTTGGAGCTAGAGAAATCTTTAGTTTCAACCTTCCCAAATTGGAAGAAGTATATTGGTACCTTTATACCTAGAAGAGATAATAAAACACTAGGTTATAAAAAAGGTGTACCAGTTAAAAAGTATAAAGAATTAACTTTCAATCCTAATTCAAGAGACCACATATCAGATAGGTTAATGAACAAAGGTTGGAAACCTACAGAGTTTACTCCAGATGGTAAACCAAAAGTAGATGAAAATGTTTTATCTAAACTGGAATATCCAGAAGCTAAATTATTAGCTGAACATTTTTTAATACAAAAAAGAATTGGACAACTAGCCGAAGGCAATAACGCCTGGTTAAAATTACAAAGGGATGGAATAATATATGGAAGCGTTATCACAAATGGTGCGAACACTGGTAGGTGCACTCACCAAAAACCTAATGTTGCTCAAACACCTTCAGTTGGTGTACCTTATGGTAAAGAATGTAGGTCTTTATTTACTGTGCCTAATGGTTTTCAGCTCATTGGCTGTGACGCTAGTGGTCTTGAACTTCGTTGTCTTGCTCATTATCTCGGTGCTTTCGATGAAGGAAGTTTTGCGAAGCAATTACTCAATGGGGATATTCATACCTACAATCAAAAACAGATTGGCTTACCATCAAGAGATTTGGCGAAGAGGGTTATCTATGGCATCATCTATGGCATCGGAGATACAAGGCTTGGCGCAGTTGTTGGTAAAAACAGTCAAGAAGGAAAAAGAATAAAACAAAAAATATTTGAAGCATTACCTGCATTAAAACAATTAAGAGATAATGTAATTATTGCTACAAGAAATAAAAAATATTTATTAGGTTTAGATAAAAGAAAACTTATTCCAAGGTCTGAACATTCAAGTTTAAATTTATTAATTCAAAGTTGTGGAGCATTAATTATTAAGATGGCTACAATTATTTTACACAAAAAATTAAAGGAAAAAAATTACGATGAAAATATCTGTGCTATGGTTGCTCATGTTCATGATGAGTTACAACTTCAGTGTAAGTCTTCTTATGCTGATGAAGTAGGACAGCTTGCTGTTCAATCAATTATAGATGCAGGTGTTCATTTTAATTTACGATGTGAGTTAGATGCTCAATACAAAATAGGAAATAACTGGGCTGACACCCATTAGGTTGTTGGTGCCCTCGGCCAGACTCGAACTGGCACTCCCAAAAGGGCAAGGATTTTCTTACCACTATAGCTTTCGCTACGCTTACGCTTTGTGGTCTGGACTATATCTTCTCCATTTTACAGGAGCCTGCTGTCTAGTCTCTACACCTTACATCACTCGAATGTCTTGGCTCGGTATTAGCAGTTAAGCCTTCACCGAATTTAACAAGTTCTACTTTTAAGCTTTCGCTTAAAGCACTCAAATTTAATTAAGTCCTTTGTGTCTAC